AATCAAGAATGATTGAGCCTTCTAAGTTGATTGTCCTTGAATAGACTGGAGGACTAGCTCCACCATCACGCATTACTACGCTAACTGATGTGCCAGTAAGACCGAGCAATGCAATACTGTTGACAATTCCGCAAGCGACCGTGACGATCAATGGTGCTGTTGCTTTAGTTGTCTCTGTGCTGACCTGACCATCAAACATCGCATGAGTATTGTCAGGACCAACGAAAGACCAGAAAGTTGAACCTACAACGCTAGGAATATTATTCAGATTAGAGTTTACTAAGCTGATGTAGTAGTGTGTTCCGTAATCAACAATCGCATCTTTTGCGTAAGTTGTTGCAGAACTCCAAGCAGAATAAAGCTCACCCGCATTGCTTGATATGAGCATTGTGCTCGCATCAAAAGTGACTGGCTTAATTACTTTCATACTGCCACCGTATCCAAAGGCTGATCAACATCTGTCTTAACTGTAAGACCGCGAACATCCCAATTATCTTGCAATCTAGCAATTTTGCTAGTGTTAACTGCGGTTGATCTTGCCTCATAACGAAGCATTGATACTTCCTCGCGCAATGCACGAATCTCACCCGCAACTTCTCCACCAATAATGTTTGCTGATTGGCTTGCGCTATAAACTTGACCGCTAGTGTTTAGATCAATTAACTCAGGACCATTCTCTCCGACAAGAGCCATGCCGCCACCATATGCGCCACCGCTTGCGAGTGTCTGCGTAACAGCAACAGTATCAGACTTTGCAGACATCATGGTAATCGCTTGAATTGCCAATGCCGCGCTTTCGTTAGCTGATGCAATCGCACTAGCCGCTTGAGCATTTGCAGAATCAATTGCACTATTAGCAAGACTAACAGCGTTCTGAGTTGCTGATGCAATACTATCTAAGCCATTAGCCATGACAGTAGAAAGGCTTGAAACATTTATATTCAAATCCCCAAGCAGAGTTTCCATGCTTGTCAAAGTTGTTTGTGCAAGTTCTTCAGCAGTAGCGACACGCGCTTGATATTCAGCATCAGTCTCAAACATCTTTTGTAGAAGCTCAACTTGAGGTGCGGCTTCAATCAACTCAACTAAAGACTTTGATTGTTCCTCCATGATTGGAGTCAACTCAGCAAATGTCGTTGCCATGTTGAGCAATGCAACAAATTGTTCTTGTCCTTGTGTATTGCTTACATCTATGCTTTCAAGCAATGATCTGAAATCAGCTCTTGTCTCCAATGCCGCAATTTGTGCCGCTGTAAATCCTGCATCTGTAAGAGCTTGAACAACTCCTTTGGCTGTGATACCCGCTTGTTCTTCTTTTGAATAGAAGTTAGCGACAAAGCCTTGAGTCTTTTTAACAAGCTCATCTAAGCCACCCGCAAGCTCAATGATTCCTTGTCTTGCTTGGATTGATGCTGTTGCGAATGTTGTGAACGCGCCACCAAATTCATTCAGATAAACAGAGACTTCTTGAATGATTGCAAGTCGTTCTAATGTTTGGGCGAATGTTTCACCCGCCAATTGCAGAGGCTCAAGGATAGCCGAATACTGAGCAACCAATCCTTCTTGGAAAGCAACTAAAGCATCTGCAATTTTTTGATTGATTTCTTCCTCGCTCAACCCTTGGAAACTTAACTTGATTGATTGAGTGAATGTATCAATAGCTTTTGCGGGAAGCCCTAAAGCATTTGCATAAAATTTAGTTTGCTTAGTAATCAATTCAATTGAACTATCAAACATTACTTCAATGTCATTTGACAATGCTTCTTTAATTGTCTTGTTTGATCTGAACCAACCACCTTTGAGGAATTTATAAGTCTGCCCTTCAATACCTTCTGAAGTGCTTAGTGTTCCCTCAATACCAATGTCAGTTTGTTTTCTACCGAAAGCCCTGTTAACTGTTCCTGCGATAGCACCACCGATAGCCGCGCCAATAGGACCGCCAAGAACCATGCCGATTGCTGTTCCTGCATTGATAGTGCCGTTACCAGTTCCGCCATTTAATGAGTAACCATTACCGATAGCTCTGCCACCATATACGCCTACTGCCGCCCCTGCCGCATATCCTGCAACAGTACCCGCGCCCATTCCTGCCGCTTGTGCGTATGAACCATTTGCGGCAAGCATTTGTGTAGCTTCTACTCCACCGCCAAAAGTTCCATACATCGCGTTCTTAAATCCGACAGCAAGATACTCGCCGAATGTTGACATGGATAATGCCATGCCTGACATTGCTGTTGATGCACCACCACCACCGCCACCACCAGTTGCGGCATTAGCAACATTCATCCCCATCATTGATAAAAGCACAGATGAAGCACCACTAGCAATAGGCTGAATTATTGGCGTCAGAACAAGTGTTCTGAACATATTGTAAAGAGCATCTTTTAAATTCTTGCCAAAGTCTTTACCTGATTCAAAGCCACGCATCAACGCATCAGTCAATGTTGTTTGAATAGACTCGCTTGTTTTCTTCCAAGCATCAGCAGATTCTTTGGCGGCTTGCAATCCAATGCCCTTATCTTTTGCTTCTGCCAATTCTCTTAAGGCTTGGGCTTGATCGCGATATGTTTTTGCAACATCTGGATTTATTTCTTCCATGATTGTTGCAAGGCGATCTGCTGAGATTGCTTGCTCGCGTAATTTTTCAATTGCTAATTGTGCGACAGCATCAGCACCTAACTCCATTGCAAGGTTAGATTGTTTTTGCTTCTCTACTTCATCTTCAATTGATTTATTCTTTTTGACCAATGCGTCATAGACAGCAAGATTAGATTTTGCTGAATCATCAAGAATATCTTTCTCTAATTTTCCAAGAGCGATTGCATCTTCTGCCGCCTTCAAAACTTTAAGTTTTGTGAACAAATTATCTTGCTGTGCCTTGGTCAGCTTTAATGTTCCTGCCTCAAGATCGTTCGTGTATTTGATCTCTAGCTTTTGTGACTCAGTTAACTTTTCTGTTGAATTAGCTTCTTGATTATTAACTGCAATCTTTTCATCAATAGATGTAATCAGCTTGAGATATGCTTCATCTTGCTTCTTTAATTCGTCAGTCTGCTTCTTTGTTGCATCGCTGACATAAGGGGCTTCTTTCTTCGTTGCCGCTGTGATTGCGGTCATCGTTGAAATTGCTGTACTGCCATTTGCAGTCCAAGCCTTATTGACTTCTTCCAATGCAGAAGTCCAATTTGAATCCATGCGCTTAGACCACTCTGAGCCTAAGTCCATTGCCTTCTTAATGTCGCCAGTAAACACGGCATAGATTTGTCGACCCGCTGTGTATAGCGTATCAACCATTGTCTCGACAGCTTCGTAAACCAGAACGACTGTGATGTACAAGCCCTTCATTCCAATAGCCAATGCATCTGCAATTCGCTTTAGACGATCTCCTTCAGTCATTGATGCAAAGAATTGATCTGCAAGACCTTCAAGAGTTGGCAACAATTGAGCCGCCACTTGCATTGATATTCCCTTGAAGCCTTGACCCATCAAATCCAATGTGTCATTGAACTTCTCAGCGCGTGCGGCTGTCTCATCTGTCAATGTAAGACCTAGCCTGCGAGCCATCTCGTCAAACTGATCTAGGCTGTCTGCTCCTGCGTTCAGCAATGGGATAAGTTCTGCACCCGCTTTGCCAAACAACTGGACAGCCAATGCAGTCTTGCTTGCGCCATCTTCGTATGATTTGAATTTGTCAGCGACTTCGCCTAAGACTTGGCGAGTGGACTTGAGTGTGCCATCAGTATTGCGCGTGTTGATGTTCATTGCAACAAGCGCATCATTGCCGTTCGCAATCGCGACAGACAATTTGCTCATGCTTGTTTGCAATGCACCGCCCTCGATACCCGCCTGTCTAAAGGCGAGTTGAAGCCCTGCAACATCTTTGACAGCGACACCAATCTTCTGCGCCATCTTGTTTGTTTCGTCAGCGGCATCAATCGCGCTACGAATCCATCCTGTGAAGGCGGCAACAGATAAGCCAACGCCAATAGCACCCAATGCAGTAGCCGCCATGCTTGCGGATTTCTGGATTGATTGCATCGCACCCGCAACAGTATTCTTGGCCTTCTCCATATCTTGTTGGAGTCGAACAATGTTCGCCGCCATCTCGATTGTTAGTTGCCCGACTGTTGTTGCCATGACTTACCTTCTTGCCTGTATGAACGCCTTGAATGCGTTACCAACTTTTTTGCTCACAATGCTTCTGTCAAACTCATTTACTGGGTCACCAAATGGAGGCTCGCACTCTGGCTTCTCACTCTCTTTGGCTTGCATTAAATACGCTTGAGACATCTGCTTGATTGCCCTGTATTCCCATGCTTCAAGGTCAACGCCTGTGCATTGTTGCCATGAAATAATTTCTCTCGCTGACAATGGAACTGGACCCATCGCGCCCATCTCCACCATACCCAAATCTTGCCAGTAGGTTATCACATATTCCGCATCACCAACATCAGGCATCAATGGCTTGCCGCCGTTTTTTTGTATCTTCTCAGCGCGTGTTAACTCAGCTTGCTTGTCACCTGATGCAACCGATTTCTCTTGCTTGGCAACTGGGATTGATCTGAACCAAGCCAGTTGCCTCGCATACAGAGTTAGGTCTTCGATGATGCCGGTGTAAAATTTGCCCAGTCACCGACAGCTTTGTTTACTTGCTCAGTAATGAAGCCGATTGCGGAATCAAGATAAGCGGCTTTAAACATTTCAATGCCTGTGAACTCTTTGTAGCCGAAGCCATTAAAGCTCACTGTACAAGCTGATAAGAACTCAGCATCAAGCTCGCGCTGTTCGCCTTCTTTCATCTTCTTGCCGCCCTTCTTGACATACTCAAGAATTGCGCGATTGCGGATGCTTTGCGCTTTCTGGAATGCCTTAGAGCCTGGACCATAGACAGTGATACTTAGCTGATTTCCATTGGCATCGAGCAGTGCATCACCATCAACTGTTTCCAATTCGATGATTGCGGTTTCTTTAACGGCGAGTTGTGAGATATCAAACATTTTAGTAATCCTTTCGCGGGGAGAGTTATTGCCCTTGCTCGAGTCAGCCGCACCCCGCGAAGGATGCGAACTGACCCGAGTAGGTGCGCGTGTTGCCATTTACGGCAATTCTTAGGCGGCGAGAGATTCAACGATACCAACACCGGCGGCATTGGTAGTGATCTCCAATGTAGCAGTGGCAGTAGTGATTGAATCAACAGAGCCAACGCCAACCTTCCAAGACATAACCTTGGAACGGAAGAAGTAGCGGTCGCCGTTCTGTGTAGTCACCATGAACGAATAGTCGTTGTCAGAAAGGCTTGCGGCTTTCATAACGATTTGACCTGCGTCATCGGTGTCCAAGCCCAAAGACAAAGACATAGTGCCTTCGTTAAATGAGCCTTTGAATTTCTGTGTGCCACGCGAGCCGACTGGCATATGCGTGACCAAAGCAAACTCACGACCAAACTCGCCCAAGTCGGTGATCTCACCAACGAGTGCAGGAGTGGGTGATGCTGTGAACAGAGTGTTGTAGCCGGAGCTATCGTACGTAGCGGGTGCAGATGCAGTGACTCGGAGTGTCGTCCCTGCGGATGTGCGGACTGTCATGGTCTTTCCTCTCAGTTTAAAAAAAGCCCACAGGGATGCGGGCAGAATTTTCAAGCAAATGCCTGAAACTTGTTTGAATCTTACTCATAGTAAGAAACGAAATAATCAGCGGATTGAGTCCAAGTACCAGTATCTAAGTCCTTCTCAGGTGAGCCGAACATATCTAGGCGACTACTGATAACTGTCTTACCCGCATAAGTTTGTTGAAGTTTAAAGTCCATTGCCAATCGGACTTGATCGTGGATTGCTTTAACCTCTGCCATTGTCTTAGCTAGTGGGTTAATTTGTACTCTAGCTCGCGCCATTTGGCGTTCTACGCTGTAATGAAGATGCGGGAGGGGTACTGCATCAATCACCGTGTAAACAAGCGCAGGGAAGGCTGTATTTTGCGGAAGCTGAGACATTGCTTTACGAGTGCCAACCAAAGCTGTTATGCCTGATGTATTGAGCATTGCCGCGATTATGAGTTCTGGATTCATGTTGATTTGATAATCTCTCGACCAATACGCATACGGACATAAGCCGCAACATCATCAATAACTTCTTTTGTCCCACCATCAAAAGCCCTGCGCATAAAGGCAATAGGCTTTACACCATCATGCACAGCAGTCTCTGAAAATATATCTCCGAATTTTAGAGCCTTTTTATTCTTAGGCTCTATCTTATATGGTGCGCCTACAGTTCGTCCATTGCCTTCGTAAAAAGATGCTGTTCCGAATTCAAGGAACTTAGCATAGAAGGCGTCACCACCTCCCGCGACGATCTGGGTTACTACTTTGCCCTTACGAACAGACGCCTTAACTTTAATGCTCTTTTGTAGTTTTCTTGATCTTGTTGGCACATTGGCTCTAGCGCGATCTCTGAAAACATTTGCACCCTGCCTTAAAGCACCACGCATGATATTGGCTTCTATCCTTGCGGGAAGCTCGTCAAGCATCTTTTGTAAATCAGATAAGCCCTGTATCGTAATTTCTTGATTACTGGCCATCTAAGCTACCCTCGGTGCAATCAAAGACAATATATTTATCTGCCTCATCAATATTCATAGAAGCAGTAATATTAAAGATGCGTGAGCCAAAAAGGATTCGCCAAGCGTCAGCATCCACAGATGGCAAAAAGAGTTGGGAGAATCTTACAGTCACCTGATGAGTCAATTGTGATTCAACAACCATTGCATTTGAACGCATCTTCTCTTTGCCGCTCAACGGCTTGACTTCAGCCCATACTGTTCCAATGGTTGACCAAGAATTGATTTCTTGACCATACGCATCTAGCGTAGAACTTCTACGCTGAACAGAAATACGCTGTTGCAGTTTTGAGATTCTCATTACGCGCCCATGTTAATGCGGTGAGGGGTCATCAAGTGAATCATGCCGTATGGAAGTGGTGTTACCAAATTACCAACATTGATTGCTTCGCGGTTCTCATAAAGCTCACCAATGTATAAGAGCATTGCTTGCTTCAAAGCCTCTGGCATCGGGTAATCGTTTGGACTGATATTGTCCGTAAATCCTGCCGCAAATCTTACTACTACGGCATTAGGAATCTGTTTTGCTTGAGGCCAAATAGTTGTTGGGAAAATTTTTGCAGGATTGCTGAATGAATCAAAGATGTATGAACCCGCACTCAATGTTTGCGAAGTTCCATTTGTATCTGTGTAGATGATGCTTGTGATTGAATTGACTGGGTATGTGCCAAGCTCAATCGCGTCAGCAGGGAACTCATCCAATGCCATTGCGTATGCTGTCTGCGCAACTGTAAGCTCTGTATAAGCCTCCACAGCCTCTCGCGCAACCTTGATTAAAGATGTGACAAGAGCATCATCAGGGTGTGATGGCGGTGAACCAACCGCATCCAGACGCAAATGCAAACGAGCAGTCGCTAATGTGATTGGCTCAGTAGTGACTACTGATGTGCGTTTAATCTTCCGAGCTAATTGCGTCATTTATTTTTCCCTCTGGCTTATAAACCAAAGCGTCATCACCAATCCAAGATTTCAAAATTTTACCGCCAACATCCTTAGTCCCACGGAAATTTTTTGAGTGTCCAATTCCAATGCCGCGACGACCTTCAAGCCCTTTGATTCCTAATACTCGCTCACCGCTAAATAAGTGGTTGTTGCTATGCGCTTGCCAGAGTATATGGTCAATGAATTGAATCGTGTCCCTGCATACAGATTTGAATGTTTCCAAAGCCTGTCCGCGAATGGCTGTTGAACACAAACTGCTATGCAGAGTGTTGTCCATCTTTCTGTAAGACTTTTGGGCTAAGTTGTAATAGCGAGAATTAGCTTCGCCAATCAATTCAGCTTTATCAAACTTCTTATCTATTGTCTCTAACCAATCTGGGGCATACCAATCGTCATCCTCAATAAAGACAACTCTCTCATCACCGCTTATTACATCCATACCCGCACGCAGATTTCGCGCTTGAGTGTTCATTCCATCTTTCCAGAAAGGAGTTGGACGGATAACTTCCAATGTCCAATTGTCCTTACTGAATGAAATCGGCTGTGCGACTTCGCCATCATCAACGATGACCCATCGCACCTTGCCTCTGTATGTCTGCCTTGCCATCCACATCTCGCAGATAGCCCATGCTTTCGGTCTTGCGCCTGTCGCAGTCAGAAGGGTCAACATACCTTTATTGCTTCCTCAAGCGTCATACGCTCAAAGCAAGTCAGGGCTGTTTCCCTGCTCGCGTTAATTACTCTTACACCTTCGGCTTGTAAATCAATGGCAAGTTGCGGGAACTTAGCTTGCCACATCTTGAATGGCTGTGAGCTAGTTAGTCCTGCGCCATGCTGACCAAACCAATGCGCCTCGCCTTTCGGTGAAGCAGAACAATCCAATCCTAGCAGAACAATTGTCTTTGCACCCCAGAGATAAGCAAGATTGATAGCTTGATATCCGCTATTGCCACCCTGATGAATTACGCCATCAACTCCGAGTCCGACTTTATTCTCTGATCCGATGCGATTGATTTTGAACCTTTCGGACGCCCTCTCATCTTGCGTCCAACACTCTCCTGTGTAATCTGCTCTGACGCGATCAATGTGGACGCGCCACCATTGTTCATCACAGGCATAGAGGCAGTCTGCAAATGGCGCTCTGCGATAGCTGTCATTGACAGCAATGGTCGCCCATCCTTGGTCTCCAACGAGCTTACAATCTTCCTCGGTGAGACTCGGTCCGCTTGCAATAATACAGGCGACACGCCCTGCCCAACGACCTGCGGAACGGTCATTGCGCTTCTTGGGGCGGTCGCCACTCTGGGGTTTAGGATTTGCACCAATCCAATTGATTCCAAATCGTCAGCGACTACTGACGGCACTTTAAGCCTCATCTTTTTGCTCACGCTACCAATGCGTGAATCATCAAAGTGGGCTAGAGCAATAATTTCAACTAATTCCATCGCGGGGTTATTTCGGTTTTAGTTTAAAAAAAAGCCCCCATGCCACATAGCACAGGGGCAGTCACTTTACAGTGAACCGCTAATGAAAGCGGCAGGACGGTAAACCGTCAAAGCCAAACGCTCTTCTGCCAACAGGGTAGCCATGTTCTTCTTGAAGTTGTCGCCATCTTCGAAGGAGATTTGAACTGCGGCATCCATGCGATCCCAGATTTGTGCACCCATTGTGAAAGCACCAACCAAGAATGTGCCAGAAGCGATGCTGTTTGTAGCAACAACATTCTTACCCCAGACGCGAGGAGCCAAAGCATTGACAGGACCCATGTCGCCACCAAAGATGTACTCGCCATAAGTGGTCTTAGCCAATTCGATTTCTTCCCAGTCAGCAGGGTTGATCACGATGGTGTCGGCTTGGTACTCAGACAATTGAGCTTGAGTAATCGCTTTACGCAATGTATCCAAAGCTGTGTCGCCTGTGACATGGCGGTTGAACGCTGTGTAGTTGCCAGAAGCCAAGATACCGGCAATGTTGCCGCTAGTGCCAGAGCCATTCAGCAACTGATCTTCTTCTTCCAATTTCAGACCATAAGTCAAACGACCGTTGACATAAGACTGCAATTGAGGAGCGTCATCCAACACTTGGCGTGATACAGGGATGAAGTGAGCCAAAGTGACCACAGGAGCGTTAGCCAATGTGAAGGTGATTGCAGACTCAGGCTTAGTCACGTTCTCGCGATTAGGGCTAGAGTACTGTGCACCTGCATTATTGGTAAACACATTTTCTTTGGTGTACTGAACCAAGTTAGAAGAAGTGCGACCAACAGGCAGAACATCACGAATAGTCAAGACACGGTTAGGGGCGGTGTTAATGCCGGGAACGCGCATGTCTTGAACCAGAGGTTGGTTCTGACCAGTAGCGTTAACGATGGCAGTCTTAACTTCGATACGAGCAAACTTGCTACGACCTTGAGCCATTGCTTGGAAGGCGTCAGACTTAACCAACTGCTCGCCAATAGACTCATTAGCCTTCTGACCTTCTTTAGTTGAGTCAGACAATTTGCGCTCGAGTTCCAAGCACTTGTCTGTCAACTCAGCGGCTTTAGTGCTCAGTTTTTCCATTGCGCTTTTTGTTTCTGTTTCCACAGCTTTAGAAGCGGCAATTTCGCCATTGGCTTTTTCCATCCATGATTTCAGTTCACGGGTGGTATTCAACAATGTGCCTTGTGTTTCGGCAAGGGATTTGATTTCTGCGATATCAGACATGGTATTTCCTTTTAAAGAGTCCGAGATGATTTAAGATTATCAGCGATCATTCGCTGAAGTTCACTTGGCAATTTTAATTCCTCGGACTCACTCCGAGTAAACAAACGCTTCGCACGACTTGCCGTAGCCGTAGCGAGCGACTTCGAGAAACCTCCTGCCTCACGCAAGAAGTCCTCAAAATCCTTGATGCTTTCGATCTGGTCAAGTGAAGTCTTAACGCTAGTTAAGTCAACGCGAGCCATATCGTCAGCGGGAAATGTAACGACTGAAACTTCTGAAAGATCAGAAATATTTTTGATCACACGAACGGTCTGACCATTGATCTCAGAAAATTCTACATCACTTTGCTTAAGCATATATCCGATGCTCAAGCCATCAACTGTTTCATGTTGCATAGCGGCTTTAACAATGGCGGCTTCTGGATTACCCATTGTCAATTCGCCTTCAATGTAAAGACCCTTTTCATCTTCCACCATCTTAGTCCATTTGCCGATTGGTACTTCCCAAGATTTATGATTGACGAACATCTTTGGCATACGAGCAGAGCCATTCATAACTGCATCAATTACAGATTTATAAGCGCCCGCCATGATAGTGTCACCATAGCTATCAATACCGCCAAAGGTTGAGGCATAGCCTCCAAATGTGCCTGAGTCTGCATTTGCAAACTTCAGCGAAACATTATTGAGAGATAGTTGCTTGCGTCCCTGCATTTGAAGATGCTCCCGTGTTTTGCCCCAATGAAGAAAGAGGGGCTAAGTTTAATTGTGCCGTAAGATCGTCTGCGCCATCAACGCGAGGTAAATTTTCAAGCTGTCGCCATTCATTACGAGTCATCAGACCATTCTGTACCGCTGTCGATGCAGAGTCTAATCTGTCTTTCAAAGAGCCGCGCAAGATGGCATCTAATGAGAATTCAGCCGTATACAGTTCTCGCTGTCTTGGCGTAAGGATTCTTCGATCAATACATTGCTCTAAAGACTCAAGCATGGGGCGCAGTCTAAATTTATAGAAGCCCTCAATCAATTGTCCGATACCAGTTCCCCATGTCGTTGTCTTATTGGTATCGTTAATCATCACAGATGAGATACCAAACCAACGACCAATATCTTCAACTGTAAATCTGCGAGTATCAAGCAATTGCAAATCAGCAGGGGTCAAGCTTAATGGCTCAAACTTCGCGCCCGCTTCCAATACAAGCAGATCATCATCAGAGCCTTCAACAAGACCGCGATAGTTGTTGCGAATCTTATTGCGCTGATCTTCAGTCAATAATTTATCAATCATAAAAACTCCGGGTCGCTTACCGGATTTCTTATAACCAAGTGATGTATGGTTCTGTGCATCAACTGCAATGCCAACAGAGTTGCGCATGTAGTCAAGACGGCTCATGCCAACTATGCCGTTACCCTTGTCGCGCCAATGGAAGATTGACTTCTCATCGTATACAGCTACTTGTCCTTCGTATTGGTATTTGTAAACGATTGACTTATCAACAAGGACATCAACTTCAACTTGGTCTGAAGCCAGAGGCCACATCTCGATGACTTCACCCTGATCATTTCTAACCAGTCTTGCATAAGCATTACCTCTGAATAAATAATTCATCACCATGAATTGCCAGAACTCCATTGGAGTGTGGCGACGATTAGGTGAGTCGTGAAGCAATGTCCAAAGCTTAGTGCCTCGGGCTAATGTCTTATGTCCATCTGATCCGACAGCTCGCTCATAAACAAACAAAGGCAAAGAGGCAATGTTGTCTGTCAGTAACTCAATTGATGCCCATACAGCAGAGACTTGAAGCGCACCATCAATCCCATAATCTTTGTTGCTGTCATAGACGCGCGTGAATGGCTCTCCGAGTTGGACGCCATCTTGTTGACCAGTAGAGCCAACATTGCCGAACCATCGGCGCAGGGATTGATAAAGTGTTGCCATTTGATTAGTGTTTCATTACAAGTGGTGCATCTAAGAATCCGTCTAGATCGCCTTCAGATTGTTTCGACATTCCGGCTACTCCGACTGCCATTGCTAATGCTACTGCACCGTCAATGCGACCAGTTGCTTTTGCCTTATTCAATTTTCTATTTCCTGCGGCATCTTTTTCAACTCTGGCATTTGCCATGCACATTGTCAAAACTGGATTACCGCCATGAGCCAATTGCTCATTTAAAAGAATTGTCTCAAGCGAATCAATCGCAGGAGCCATATCTTTAAAGCCTTGCCCGAATGGGACTAAGGGTAACACAAAGCCAAGCTCGTCGATTTCTTTCTTCAGTAAATCGAATCGCCATCTATCAAATGCCACCGCGACCACATTGCAGTCAGATAAGATTTCAACAATCTCTCTAGCTACGATCTCATAATCAATAGAAGCCCCAAGCGTTGTTCGAATGAACCCTTGCGTTTCCCAGATATCGTAAGGCGCACGATCTTTTCTTGACCTATCTTTTAAACCCTTCTCAGGAGTCCAGAAGATTGGCTTCACATGCCACTTGTCTCGCCATGCGATCATTACCATGCTTGTCAAGTCAGTCTTACCAGATAGGTCAAGACCTACATAGACAGGCTCTTCATAAAAAACCGACTCGTCAGGCTCAGAACTATTGAGAATCCAAACGCCTCTGCTTACGAATGGGGCAACCATCTCAACTCGCTGATTCAACACGAGGTTGCGAAAAGTCGGTTCAAAGCTAGGCATCCGCTTTGCTCTAGCGGCTTGCTCAATCACATCATCCATGCTTCTGAAAGTTCCTAATGCAGGATTAGCTTTCTTCCATTCAGCAGGGTCTTCTAAATCGCAATCCTTTGCCGCCTCATAAAGATGGCAAACGATATTTGAATCTTCACTTGTCTTAGCATCATCTAACCAGATGCTAAACAAGTCATTGTCATTGGGCGCTTGTGTTGAGATCGCTAAAAGCAAAGGAGAGTCATGCGCCCCTTGGCTAGTTGTGATCGCATCAACAAATTCACTACTCGGTCCTCTGACCTGACCAAGCTCATCAAGGATTGCCAAGATTGGTGACAAGCCATGAGCTGTTTTGCCTTCAGCACTAATTGCCCTGTACTCAGTATTCATTGGCAAGCCGCAAAGCTTCTTTGAGCTTGGTACTTCACGAACAATGACTCTGAGCTTTGGCGACAATGCCACTATCTTTGATGCGAGGTCATAAACGATTGCCGCTTGCTCTCGACTCATCGCTCCGCTAATGATCTGTGAATTCTTTTTTGCCTCAGGACCAACTAAGTGAGCAAGCAAGATGCAAGCGATTAAAGCTGTCTTACCATTCTTGCGTCCAATGCTTAAGTAGCCTCTGCGCGTCCCATGAGGATTGTCGTACACCTCAAGAATAAACTTCTTCTGAAAGTCATCAAGACGAAAATCTACGCCAACAGATTTTCCACTTGGCACTTTACAGTAATGCTCAATGAAAGCTATTACTCGTTCGCCTCGGCTCTTAGGGTTAGTCATCGTGCAATCAGATCATCAAATGAGTTAATCGTCTTGGCGATTCTATTCTGCTCTGAGCCTTGCCCATTCAAAGTCCGAGGGTCTTGGCTAGTTTGATTTAAACTAAGACTCCTTATAATGGCAAGTTGTTGCCGTTGTAAGGAATCAATAATGGAAATCAACAGGTTCGGGATTGGAGTGCCGCG